TAATAGTGATGGTTTTACTTGGACTGCTGGTGGCACAAACACAGAAAATTTTAATAAATCTTCACAAACTTATGTTCATTGGTGCTGGAAAGAATCTGCAACTGCTGGGTTTGATATAGTTTCATATACCGGAAATGGTAGTGCAAGAACAATATCACACTCACTTTCAGCAGTTCCTAATTTTATGATTGTTAAAAACAGAGGTGCTTCATCAGATTGGAGAGTTTATACTGAAAATGGTGGAAATACTAAATGGTTACAATTAAATGATACAAGTGTTTTCCAAACAGCATCAACTATATGGAACGACACGAGCCCCACGTCGTCGGTCTTTAGTGTAGGAACAAGTGCTGGAGTAAATACAGATACTGTAGCTTACATAGCATATTTATTTAGTGCAAAACAAGGTTTCAGCAAGTTTGGCTCATACACCGGCAATAATGACGCTGACGGAGCCTTCGTGTGGACTGGATTCCGGCCGGCTTTTGTTATGAATAAACAAACTGATGGTACTGAAGGTTGGATGATACATGACAGTGGAAGAGATCCAATTAATCCTTTAGGCAACCACTTCACTGCACAAGGCACTGGTGGCGACACAGATAGAGTTAGTGTGGATTTTTTAAGTAATGGTTTTAAATGGAGAGTTGCTAATACTGACACTAATAATGGTGATTATATTTATATGGCGTTTGCAGAAGCACCATTCGTAAATTCAAATGGAGTACCTTGTAACGCGAGATAATTATGCTACAAAAATTAAGATTTCAACCAGGATTTAATAAACAGGTCACAGCGACTGGAGGCGAGGGTCAATGGATTGGTGGTGACTATGTACGTTTTAGATATGGTACACCTGAAAAAATAGGAGGTTGGGCTCAACTAGGAGATAGCACTCTTACAGGAAGAAACACAGCACTTCATCATTTCGTCAATGCGTCAGGAATTAAGTATGCAGCCATTGGTACAAATAGATTTTTATACATATACTCTGGAGGAGCTTTTTATGACATTACTCCTATTAAATCTACAACAACATTAACCGACGCCTTTACAACAACACAAAGTGATGCAACAGTCACGATTACGTTTGCATCTGATCATAATATATCTAAATATGATATTATTCGTTTAGATAATTGGAGCACGATTACCGATTCTGATTTTGGTGCTAGTAATTTTAATGATACTAATTTCATGGTCACAACAGTTCCAACTGCTACGACACTTACTATTGAAATGGGATCAGCTGAATCAGGATCAGGAGCATCTGCTTCTGGTGGAATAAGGGTTCAGCATTTTTATTCAATAGGGCCTGCAGTTGAGGAATCTGCTGCTGGTTGGGGACTAGGTCTTTGGGGTGGTACTGTTGCTGGAGAAATTACAGACACATTAGATGGAGCATTAACTTCAGGTTCATCTAGTATTGTTCTAGATAATTCTGCATCGATGCCTGCTTCAGGAACTGTCTTAATAGATAATGAACGAATTGCTTATACATCAAATACTACTGGTACTAATACTTTATCAGGATTAACTAGAGGATCAGACAATACAACAGCTGCATCACATAGTGATGGAGCAACGGTTACCGATGCATCGGACTATACGAAATGGGGTGCATCACAAACAGGTGACATTGTAACAGCTCCAGGACTTTGGTCTCTGGACAATTTTGGAAATAAACTTATTGCAACTATCTTTGATGGTGCAACTTTTGAATGGGATTCAGATGCAACGGGAGCAACATCTACTAGAGCAACTATCGTTGCCAATGCACCAACAGCATCAATACAAACTTTAGTATCAACACCCGATAGACACTTAATTTGTTTGGGAACGGAAACTACAATTGGAACAACATCAACACAGGACGATATGTATATAAGATGGTCAGATCAAGAATCAATTAGTGCTTCAACTTCTTGGGCACCTTCAGCAACCAATACTGCTGGTACACAAAGATTGGCCGACGGAACACGGATCGTGGCAGCGATAAGAGGTCGGGATGCAATTTATGTTTGGACAGATACATCTTTATTTATTATGAGATTTGTGGGTGCACCTTTTGTATTTTCATTTCAACAAGTTGGAACGAACTGTGGATTGATTGGAAAGAATGCAGCTGTCGAAGTAGATGGGTCTGCATATTGGATGTCAGAAAATGGTTTCTTTAGATACACAGGTAAACTAGAATCTTTAGCATGTCTTGTTGAAGACTATGTTTACGATGATATTAATACAGTTCCTAAACAACATATTTATGCAGGACTAAACAATCTATTTGGTGAAGTATCTTGGTTCTATCCAGGTAGTGGTGCTGCCTCTAACAATAGATCGGTAACTTATAATTATATGGACTCCACACCAGAAAGACCTGTATGGACTACAAGTTCTTTAGCTAGATCAACATGGTCTGATTCACATATATTTGGAAAACCACATGCAACAGAATATGATTCAAGTGCAACCAGCGATACAACTGTTGGTAATACGGATGGTGTTACAATTTACTATGAACATGAAACAGGAGTTAATCAAATTAAAGCAGGAGCATCTTCGGCAATTGCTGCAAGTATTGAATCAGGTGATTTTGATATCTCAGCAACACAGGGAGGTGGAGCAGATTTAAGAGGCGATGGTGAATATATGATGAAAATTAGAAGAGTGCTTCCAGATTTTTTACAACAAACTGGAGATGCAAGAGTGACATTAAATTTAAAAAATTATCCAACAGATTCACAGGCAAGTTCTTCATTGGGTCCTTTTACATCTTCAACAACTACAGATAAAATAGACACACGTGCAAGAGCTCGTGCTATATCTTTAAAGGTTGACAATACAAGTACTGGACAACACTGGAAGCTTGGAACTTTTAGATTAGATATACAACCAGATGGGAGAAGGTAATGGCAATCATTGATCCTTATACACAATTAAGAGGAACTGGAGCTTTAAATTTTCCTACCGTTAATGCTACAGCACTTTCAGATAAATACAAAAGTGGTATAATGGATCAATATACAGATATTGCTTCTAAATATGATCAACCAGTTACGTACGCAGACAGTCCTGTTTTTCAGGCTGGATTAGAAAAATGGGATCCATATTCAGGAGGTTCTATTGCAGCCGAGATTGCTCAAAAAACTAAAAGTGCATTAGGAGCAGGTACTGCAGCTACTGCAGCGCCTTTTGGATCAGGCATGTATGTTCCACCAATAGAAAATACTATAGCAGAATATTCTAAATATCTTTCCAATCCTGAAACTGCCAAAGCTTTAGGAGAATCAGATTGGGCTACTCAATTTGGTCATGAAGCATCTCATTTAGGATGGGAGTATGAAAATCTTGGAAAACAATTGGAATCGATTTCTCCTCACTGGAAAACTTCAGCTAGTAATCCAAGTTATGCTGGAGAAGAACAATGGAACTATATGCATGATTTAATGTATGGACCACGATATGAGGAAGATACACACGGAAGACCTGGTGAAAAATATTTAACAACTAAAGAATTAATTAATCCAGGAGATTTAAGTTACACACCATATGCTCACGATGTTATTTCAAAATCAGGATTAATTCCTGAACATAAAAAAGCAATTGGTTTTGGTATCAATCCTTTTGAAGATACAAAAGCCGCTGGACAATGGTATGCAATACAAAAATATAAAAACATGTCTAAAGCTAAAAAACAAGCACAGTTTCAAGAAATAATTCGAAAAGAAGAAGCAGCTAAACAAAAAGCTGCAGCAGATGCAGCGGCAGCGGCAGCGGCAGCTAAACAAAAATATTCAGGACAAGGCGCACAAGGTGGCGGTGGAGGTACCAATATCGGAGGTGGTCAACAAACTTCTTCTGGTATAGCTGGAGGAGCCATAAGTCATTCTGCAGCAAAAGAAGCTCGTGGTGATTATGAAGGCTGGGGATTGGCCGATGGTGGATTAATAAACTTTTATAGATACGGAGGTTTTATTTAATGGCTAGAATAGTACAATCATTAACCCAACCTTTAGAAAAATACGATCAACAGATACAACAATCATTTGTTAGAGACGTTGATAGTATAGTACAAAAATTAAACACATCCTTTCAACAGGATATAAAAGAAGAGGCAGAAGCGGAAAGCTTCTTTATGGCATAATGGCTAACACATTTGTAAATAAAAAAGTAGATTTAACGAGTACCAGTGCTACGACTTTGTACACTGTACCATCGGCTACAACAGCTGTTATTAAATCAATCCTCGTGTCCGAAGATTCAGGAAACGCGGATACAATAACAGTGACTTTAACCGATACAGATAGCGCTGTTTTCAGTCTTTTTAACGTTAAAGCAATCTCGGCCAGTGGAACATCAGAATTATTATCTCAGCCTTTAGTGGTTGCAGAAAGTGAAGTAATTAAAGTAACCGCAGCAACGGCAAATAGATTACATGTCGTATTGTCTGCGCTTGAAATTAAACCTAGAGTAGTTACAACATAGGCTTGATTTACTTGTGAAAAACAAGTAATATTAT